TGAGATTATGAGCTATACCGACTATGAAGAGGTGATAATCCGGTATCCGGTCCTGAAAACCTGGGCCAAGACCGCGATTGAAGTAAACAGCGATTTGATATATTATGCGGAAATGGAGCTAAACGGGCGCCTAGCCTCTCATTTCTCCGTTCCCTTTTCCGGCTCTCACCCGACTGTTAAGGATCTGACGATTGACCTTGCCTATTACAATGCGCTCAAGACACGGGTGCCCAAGGATGCCCAAAAAATACATGATGTGGTTATCGGGCGGATCGAGGCTATCAAGGATGGCGAGGAATACATCTACACGGGATCAGGGACAACCATAACTCCGGCACCGCAGACCGGGCAAATATGGTCAAACCTTCAAGATTATCACCCTGTGCATACCATGTTGGGGGCGGAAAGCCCGTATACACAGGTAAGCTCGGAGCGGTTGGATGCATTAGAGGATGTGAGGGATTGATGGCACGGGCATTAGCATCATTTACCATGATCGGCATTAAGCAGCTACAAAAGCACATGGATTCACGGGTGCAAAAGCTACAGAACCGAAAAACCGTAAATGCTCAGGCTGTTGCGGTGACCGATCGCTGGATTCAAAAGAATTTCCAGACGCAAGGGAAACTGGCCCATCCCGGCACGGGCTGGAAAGAGCTCTCCCCGGTGACTATTGCACTCAGAAGGAAAGGACCGAAGAAAACGGGCAAGGTAATGATCCTGCAGGATACCGGAACGATGCGAAGCCGGTGGAAACACTATTGGGATGCATGGGTAGCGAAGATTCAGGCGGGGGTGGATTATGCCTATAAGCACCACTTTGGCAAGGACAATCTCTCGGTGCGCCGGATATTGCCCACACAAAGGCAGATCGGCCCGCAGATCAAAGAACTTTACGCTAAGTGGGTGAGGAAGATCCTGAAATGATCAACATGAAGGACATAACCAAGGGGGTTAAGACGGTTTTGGATGATAACCTGTCCGATTACATCATTCAGCGAAACCCAAAACGCAATGATGACCCGAACACAGCAGCCCAAGGCAAGGGCTGGATCGGGATTTATAGAAGCGGATTAGATTATGATTCCTACACTACGGGCGCACAGCCATGGCTTGCCCATCCTTCGGTCATGGTGGAGATCCAGGCGGCCAGTTTTTTAAGAGGGGAGGATGCAGAGGACCGCTTGCAGGATGCGGAAAAAGAAGTCATGGACGTGCTCACGGCGAATAAAACCCTTAACAATACCGTCAGCATGACAAACGGATATGAGATCAAGTATGAATTCAATGAGGATGAGGAGGCACAGATTTACTTTCACGCCGCAATCATAACAATCAAGGCAGAGGTGCGAGCATGAAACTAGAATATATCGGCGAAGAGGAACGCGAATATTCGCTCATTGGCCTCGTGAGAACGGGCGATGTGCGAAACGTCGGTGATGATCTGGCCAAGCAGCTTAAGAAAAGCAAGCTCTGGCAAAAACCAAAGGCAAAGAAATCTAAGCGAGAAACCCCAAAGCTCGGTTTGCAGATCAGCGGATTGGGGAAAGATATAGACGAGGAGCTTGAAAAAGCTCAGCGAGAGGAGGTTGAAGAATAATGGCTTATGGACAGAATGGACATTTAGGGATTGCGTTTCAGGATTCCTATGGAACCGCCGAAACGGGATCTTACCACTGGTTTCCGCTTATCTCCGAAAGCCTGGTCGAGACCGTACCGGAGATTGTTGAATCGGGGATGCGAAACCGGATGGAAGAAGGCGAAAGCCTAGACGGATTTCACGAGATCGCGGGCGATATCGTGGTACCCGCTCATCCGCTTTTAATCGGGAAATTCTTCAAGGCTTGGTGCGATGTGGACAGCTATGATAAGACACTCGGCACATCGGAGTATACTCATGTATTTATGCCGAGCCCGAACGATTGGGGCGACCTGGCAGCAGTACCGCCCATGACAGTTGAGGTTTATCGGGACGCCGGGAGCGCTCATCAATATGAAGATTGCTTGCTCAATACCCTAACCCTTGAGATCGCACACGGCACGGTTATCAAACAAACAGCCTCGGTGATCGGCGGAGGCTTTAGCAAGGTAGCCAAAAACACTGCATCATATACTACGGGATCGGAGTGGATGTGGAACCAAGCAAGCATACAAATAGGCGGCTCTGCGGTTGACGAGCTTTCCACGATAACAATCACGTTTAACAATAATCTTGAGGCCAAAGGCACACTGGACGGCAAGAAGTATGCAAACCGGATCAAGCGGGGTGATTACCGGACAATAGAAGTGGCCGGAACAGCGATTTTCAAAGATGATACCGAATTTGATCTTTACCGCAATCAGACCCGGCAGGAATATATAGTAACAGTCGAGGGCCAGGCATGTGCCTCCGGGTATAACACTGCGCTTGAAATCGTCCTTCCCTCCGTATTTTATACGACCTTTCCGGTCAATATCGGCGGCCCAGGGCTTTTAGAGGTAGGATTTACCGGCAAGGCGAAATACAACAGCGGATCGGGAACGATAGGCAGATTTACGCTTGTAAACACTTTAGCAACATATTAGGAGGCACATGGGTACTGAATACCTCATAGGATGGCGGCCATTTGAGCCGGAATTCAACGGTGAAAAAGTCTCAATGGAGATCCGTCCCTTTCGCCGGAAGGCAATGCTGGCCGTGAGGCCGTTGCTTGAGAAATGGGAAGAGATGCCAAAGGATCAGGATACCGATGCTTTGTTTGATATGACCTTGGAGTTTCAGGAATTGGGCTCACAGGTGCTTTCTGAGCATATCAGGAATATCGATATGAAAGTCCGGGACTCGGAAAGTGAAGAGGCTCGGCCTGTCACGGCAGAAGATTTGACAGAAGAGATGCAATTCCTTCCCCTTCTTTTGGTAGTGATTTCTAAGATTGCTTCAATTTCCGGCGTGAATTCGGGAGATGTAAAAAACTTCGGCGGGCCATCCGGTTCTATGGCAGAGCAGGCCGGGACCGTAGCGTAAGGGCTCTGGTTGCCGGTTGGCCCGCTTCGATTTGGCTGGATATCTTTTATGACTGCCACGAGCTGCACACGGACGGCATTTACCGGCTCAGGGAGTGGCCGGACCCCGGAGGCGTGTTAGAACAGCCGAACGTTATCATTGAGATATTTGCTATTTGCCGGGATGAATGGCTGAAGATAAGGCAGGAACATGGCCGAAAAACTTGAAATAATAATCCACGCGAAAGATCAATTCTCTCGTACTATGAAATCCCTCCGGGGCATGCTTCCCGGACTCAAGAAGCTCGCCCTTGGCGCAGGCGCAGCAGTCGGCGGTTTGGGTACCGGGCTTTATGCCGTAGCTCAAAGCACGGCCAAGGCCGGGGATGAATTTCAGAAGATGAGCCTCCGGCTGGGGCTTTCCTCTGAGATGCTTTCGGGTATGAAGCACGCGGTTGAACTTTCCGGCTCAAGCATGGAAAGTTTTGAAAAAGGCGTGCGGACCCTAGCCAAGCGTATGAGCGATGCCGACGAGGGACTTGCAGAGGCGGAGCGGTCTTTCGAGGCCTTGGGTATCGAAGTCAAGAATGCTGACGGTACCCTGAAAGACCTCGATAGTATTATGGCCGAGGCGTCCGAGGGCCTGGCCAAAATGGAAGATAATACAAAGCGTGTGGCCCTCGCTCAAGAATTATTCGGGCGCTCAGGGACGCAACTCTTACCTTTGATGAAACAGGGTGCCGAGGGTTTGCGAAAGATGCAGGAGGAAGCACACGCCCTCGGCATTACCTTCGATAAAGTAAGCGCGGACCAGGCGGCAGAGTTTCAAGACAACATGCTCAGGCTCAGGCGGGTTTTCACCGGTATCAAAACACAGATCGGCCAGGCCATTATTCCCCTTTTCAGCGAAATGGCGGCAACCGGTACAGAGGCCGGGAAACGGCTTGTCCATTACATTCGACAAAACAAGGATGAAATCCAAAGTTATGCCAAAACCTTTTTGACGGCAATCGGTGAAATGGCCGAGAAAGGCGCTTACGGCATCGCCCTGCTTGCCGATTCATGGCGGGGCTGGCAGGAAATCTGGTATGTGCTCGAAATCAGTTTTGCCCACTTCGCCAAAACGCTCTGGGAGGGTTTGCACAAGATTCGCGGTGCTGTAACCTGGACCCTGGAAACCTTCAATTTCAAAGGCATTTTCGATGACATGCTGACCAATTCAAGGCGGATTTTCAGCGAGCAGGAGACAATCATTAGAGGCTGGGAAGATGTTATAGAGGAGGCAACCGGGAAACTCGACAAACTCCTTGAGAGCGGCCTTGCAATCCATAAAGTCACTGACATTATGGGTCTGATCAAGGCATCTATTGAAGAGATCCGGGCGGCCGCCAAGACA